CAAGTTACCAATGCAGAATTCCCTTGGGATAAATATGCCAATCTACAAATAGAACTTGGCGGAATTCAAGCAGGTGCTGCTACTGAAAGTGAAAGAATTCGAGGATTATCTAATCAAGAGATCGCAAAGATCAATGCCGCTGCATCTAACTACGGCTATGACCGTCAGCTTGAAGGAACTAAGTACGCTACGGATTCCGAAGAGCGTTGGCGGCAAGCTGTTGCCACAATCGAGGGCGACAAAAAAGCGTCCCTCCAAAACATCATTAACGCCGGCTTAAAAGACGTAGCAGAGATTGAAGGTAGCTACTCGCTTAAAAACGTAGAAGCCAAAGGTGTGTGGGACTTCAAAACAATGGGGCTTAAGACAGAAGCAGACAAAGATATCGCCAGGATGGATGCAAATCAAAAAATGTACAACCTCCTTGGCATTGCTTTTGGTTAAGTCTGTTTATAATACTTACATACCCAATTTTTTTAGGGAGACAGATTATGCCTAATCCAGATGGCACCATGACAGATGCTGAAAAATTAGCCGCGTATAATGCAGGCGTTGGTTCTTCCGGCACTGATAAGGCAACTAATTTTGATCTAAACAATTTCGAGGCACTTCTTAGTCGCCTTGAAGGATCGAAAGGTCGTCAGCAACGTCAAAAGTCTGTTGAAGGTCGTCGTGACATCTTCCAGCAAGGTCTTGCCAGCATGATGTCCAACTTCTGATTTAAGAAAACCATAAGCCATGACAACGTTGCCTCCCGGCCAAGTCAATAAAACAACCGAGGACGACCCGTTTGATATTGACAAATATCGACAGGCCGCTGAAGTGGCTTATAGTTTCTCCAAGAAAAAATTAGAAGATGCTGGAACCCAAGAACGCGAAACCATCGGCAAAGGTGCGTCTGAACAACGCACTTCCGCAGAGCAAGGCCAGCAATTCAAAGATACAGAAGAAGCCAGAGACTACAACCAGGCGCAACGAGGCTATCGATATTGAGTTGTTTGACCAATGGGTCGACAACTTAACGTCTTCAGATCAGGATGCGTTTTGTAGTTTTGCCGAGGAAACTTTCTCGGTGATTGAATGCTACCTCTATGCCAGATTCCTTGGCTATGGAGGTAGTATTTCTGCGTGTGATTTATGGGTTAAATCCCATTACAAAAAACCTGATCATCGCAAGAAACTCCTCTATGAAATTGAGGAGATGCAGGAAGACATTCGTAAGTTACGAGAAGACGTTGATAACGGCGTTGTCAAACGTGATGCTGGCGTGGCACGTATCGCTGGTATGCAAAAAGAATTACGTGGCACCATTGCACAGATCGAACTATTCACATCTAGCCGTGATCGCAAAGGATTGCTAATGGCTGGTGCAGATCGTGCCCTACGTGAATTACAAATTATCTTCAAGGATGACCCAATTGAAATTCCCTTGGAAGAAGCGTCCATGAGTATTTGGGCCAAAATGCAATACGAAGACAGTTAAGTTAAAATACACATATGATGAATTCACCACAACCAACTACCAACCAAGGGAACGACGCAATGCTTGCTGGTAGCCTTGGTGCCGCTGTACAAAGGTTGCAAGAAAATCGTAATCGTTTTGGTGGACGTCGTGAATTACAAGGAGCACCCATTGGTGGCGAAGCTAAAAGTCCTGCAGCCGAAGGCGCAAGAGTATTGAGCGCTGTTGCAGAAACACGTAATGAACAGAATGGAAACCAACCGCCAGCAACTTCCCCAAATCCTGGCGCACTTAAAGGAACGGGAAGCCCGCAACCAGGACAACAGTCCAATGTCGGACAAAGACAAGCACCAAGCAGCTTTGGAAAAGGCACGCCAGTACCAGGTACAGAAGAGGAAAAACAAAAACGTCAACGAATGAAGTAGTATTCAGTTATTAGCTGATTACTTATCGTGCCTGCATATCAACATCTTGCATATCGACGTAACGCGCAAGCTGCTGCACGTAGGCAACAAATTCGTGTACCACGTAATCTTGAGTCTTTAAAAAAAGCAAGAGAAGACTTTGGGTATTTTTGTGATTATGTTGCGGACAAACCTCCGGCTCAACATCACAAAGAATGGCATCGTCACTTTGTTACAGGCGAAGATAGTGCGTGTCTTTTAAAAATTGCAGGACCAAATGTTGATCTTCTGGCACCACGTGGATCTGCTAAGTCCACAATCTTAGGTTTGTTTACAGCATGGGCTATTGGTCTTCACACACAAGCCAAGAAGCCACTGCAGATTCTTTATCTTTCTTACACAGTTGACATCGCACGATCTAAGTCAGCAACCATTAAACGCATCATTGAAAGCAAGCGATATCAAGAAGTATTCCCAACCGTACGCCTTCTCAAGAACGTAACCAGTAATGAGTACTGGTCTATTGATCACAAGTTCGCTGGCATTGATACCACGGGTGAAGAACAATTTACACTCTGTGCCGCAGGTCTCAAAGGCTCGGTGACCTCCAAGCGTTCACATCTGGTGATCATTGATGACGCTATCAAATCAGCCGCAGACATCTCCAACCCTGACATTCGTAAACAGATGCAGGACAACTGGAATGCTGTGATTGCACCAACGATGTTTGAAGGAGCCAGGGCTATATGCCTTGGTACTCGCTTCAGACATGATGACATTCATGCAACGACATTTAACACGCAAAACAATTGGCTTCAGATTGTGTTATCTGCCATCCTTACTGATCCCAAGACGGGAGAAGAAGTATCGTATTGGCCAGATATGTGGTCACTTGATTACCTAAAAGAGAAGAAACGACAAGCACCAATTGCGTTTTCTTTTCAGTACATGAATCAAGTCGTCAGGCAGAATGAATTATCTCTGGCACCAGAACTGATTGTTAAAGCGGAGATTGCAACTGAATTTGATTGTCTTGCGGTAGGCGTTGACTTATCGGCGGGCACCAAGGAGAAGAATGACTACACTGTCATGGTATTGGGTGGTCGCATTGGAGATCGCATTCATGTCATCGACTATCGTCGATTACGTGTCATGGGAAACCTTGAGAAACTTGATGCGCTTAAAGAGCTTCTCAACGACTGGAACATCCTTGGGCAAGATGAGAATGGCAATTACTACCCAACATATTCAACGTGCGACATTTATTCAGAAGCAGTGCAGTACCAGGCTTCCTTGGAGGCTGACTTTAAACGCGTATGTCTAACCAATGAGAGCCTTTACAACTTGAATTGGCATCCCGTCAAAGGATTCCGCGCTGATAAGTTGGCACGTTTTCGTGGGTGCATGGGTTTATTTGAAGATCGCAAACTAATCTTCAATCGCTACCGCAACTTTACCGCGATGTTTGAAGAGCTGACTAATTTTGGTGTGAGCAGTCATGATGACTGCGTTGATGCTTTGGTCTGGATGATTAACGGATTAATGCGCAAAGGAAAACTACACGTCGATTATTAAACCTTAGAATTAGAAAAAAGCGAATTTGGTCGTGGGGCCTGAATATATTGCTATCGGTTTAACGGCCGTTGTATCCGCTATTACCGGTGGCAGTTGGGTTGCAGGTAAAATTCTTGGAAGACAAAACGACCAGATCCAGCAAGCTTTTAATTACATCGGTTCGCAGAAACGAAGGATTGACGTTTTGGAAGACGACTTAAAACGCATGCCTTTAGAGTACGTTCTTAAGGTAGACTTCCTAAGAGAAATCCAGCAAATGCACGACAACTTCAATCAAATCAACAATAAGCTTGATAAGCTAATGGAGAAATTGCTTGAATCAAAATGAGTTACATTCTCGAAGTCCAAGAGGATGAGAACGGAGATCAGTACATTACGTTTCCCGACGAAGTAGTCGAAGAGCTTGGCTGGCAAGAAGGCGACGTACTTAATTGGGATGTACGTGGCACCGGCATTATCATCACCAAAGTTAATGATGCCGCTGGCTACGAAGTTATAGAAGAGTAGAATAGTCCCATAGCGGAAGTATTTAGAGTGCAGAACTATTTCACGCAGCCCGGTGGCTTTTACGGCACAGGTTTAGGTAATTCAGGAGCAATGGCCGCAAGTCCGTTTGATCCTCGTTTTCAAATTCCGGGTGCAAAGAATAAAGACAAGCCTATTCTTCCCGGTGAGAATCGCAAGAACATTGATGATGTCTATGGCCCAGGGCAACCGCAGCCAATGCCAGGAGCCCCAGGATTCCCTCAGCTTCCAATGGCAGGTAGTCCGTTTGGTTCCAGCAATCTTTACGGCGCTATGGCGCAGATGGGTGGACGCTATGACCCAAGTGCCCCAGGGAATGGTGCGGCGATGAGCTATCTACCCAACGGTGCAAACGCAGCAAACGCAACGTTTTATCGCGGCACTTTACCCGCAGGTTTTTCGAATATGACGGTTTCTTAAAACCTGCTAGTATTACTCAATAACCAAAGCAAATAATGGCGGACGCTAAAGCCAGACTTCAAGAAATTGTCAACGCTTATCTTGATCGAGATAGTGGCGTTGTTGTAGACACAGGCATTGTTGCGTCCCATATTGCACAGATGAAACTCTTTGGTATTCGCCAAGGAGTTGAATTTTTCCCATCCCAAGATAACTTTGGTTCACAGCGTAAAGACTTCCTTGATCGCGTTTGTAAGTACAATAAACTTGACACGAGACTTGATTCGATCTGGGAGTATTTTATCTGTGATGGCCAAGGACTTTTTTACATCCGTCCTACTAAAAACAATTACCGTCTGTATTACTTCCGTAAGCACGAGTATCGTTCCTATTACAACGTTGATGGCGAACTGGATGAAGTTGTAATCATCTACAGCTATAAAGTCCGCAAGGCCATGAATGGCTTTGGTGACATCCAGATGAAGAGCCTTACAAATACTCCAGGCGTTAACAACGCTTATAGTCCTGGAGCAAAGAGATACATTCGTTTGTCAATCAAAGCAGATTCAATTGAAGAGACTCATTCTGAATCTGAACTCAACTTTGACATGCCTACGTACACCTTGACGGGTGATACTAAGAAGTTCCCAAACACACTCAACTTCATTCCATGTGTTGAAATCACCAACAATCCTCAGGGCTTCTCCGCAGAAGGGCATGGTGACTTTGACGCACTAGCCAATGCCATTTGTACGCACGATGAATTGATGCGTACGATGCGTAAGAACATCACGTTCTTTGGCAACCCAACACTGTTGTCATCACGTCCCAAAACCGACCTCATGGAGTCCGGTGGTGACATGGCAATCCAGCGTCCTTCGATTGCCGCTAACTCAGGGTTTGCTAGCCAATCCCCCATGAGTGCATCCATGTTCAAGGCTGATCCCGTCAGTCGTGGTATGGAAGCTCAGATCAGAGTGCCACGCGTTATTGCGAACCTGGAACCAAACGATCGTGTTGGTTACATTGTTCCCGACGCAATCACGGGAGACCAAAACGCATTTGGTCGACAGTATCGAGAAGAAATTCGTACGGCACTTGGTGGTGTTGATGAGCTTTCTATTTCCGCAGGCGTTACCGCTACTGAATACAAATCACTGTTTGGTCGTGTTGCGGCAACAACCAAGAAGAAAGCAAACGCAATTTATGAGCATGGTATTTGTCGGTGCTTTGAATTAATCATCTACCAAGAAGAACAAATCTTTAAAGCAACGCTAGCTCAAGCTGCAAAACTTGAGAAGCCAGTTGCACTTGAACCTGGAGCACCTCCTGAACAACAAGAGATGTACAAGCAAGCCATGCAAATGTACGAGCAAAAGCTCAAGCAAATCATGATGGCGTGCATCGAAACACAGATGATTCCGCCTAATGTGGTGGGGTTAATTCCAGACGGAGACATAACAGTTCTGTGGCGCTGGCTAGGCCCTGTTTATGAGGACTCGACGCAAGATATTCTTAACAACTCAATTGTTGTAAGAAACCTTCAAGAGTTAGGGGTTGATAGCATTGAAGCACTGAAATATCTTTTCCCATCTAAAACAGATGAGGAAAGAGCGGAAATGCTATCCGGCTTTCCGTTCAGGATGGTGAACGAATTGCAGGGTGCATACGCTGCATTTTCTAAACTAGTGGGGGGCATGATGCAGACTCCTCACCCGCAAGCACCGGATCTTCCGATGGCTGCGGATCCAAGATTGGATTTAACGCCATATCTGTATCGAACTTTAGAAGCTTTACAAAAGGAGATGAGCTATGCAGGACGCTACCGTCCAATCGATCCCACAGACGAGCCAAGTTCCGGCAGCGGTGGCTCCAAGCAGCTACGTGGTGCCGAGCTACCAAGCAGCACCGACAGCTCCAGTGGGACAACCAGTGCCGTATCAGGTGGGTACGAGCTACCCCCAAGCAGTACCACAGGCGGCCCCCAATTACCAATCAAACCCGTCTCAGTACGCCCCCCAATCCCCATCGGAGATGACGGGCAATCCATGGGAATCGGCATTCAACAAGGTGGTGGGCCTTCTGAGCAGCCCAGTTCAATCCCCGTTCCAGGGTCAACCGTCAGCACCGACGACCTACAGTCCGGCCAATTACGGACAAACGAACGGCCAAAGTACGTATCAATCGGCTCCGCAGACCTGGCAAGCCAACCAGACATACTCGCCCAATTATTCCCAAACTTCTTCGATTCCCTCGTCTCCGGCCGTAAGTCAGGNGCTGAGCCAAGCAGTAGCGGATCGTCTGAACCTAAGCAACGAAAGCCGGTTCGTCGTAAATAATTACGGTTGGGAAGCTCCAGCAATTCTCAATCAATATGCCCTTAATCTTGAGGGTATGTTAGATAGTGCTGTTGCATGGGGCC